GTTTCACTGAAGGATGACTTGAAGGACGAGGCAATTGAACGTGACCCACGGGGGAGGGAATATTACTAATGGCTACAAAATACAAATTTGATTCTGATAATCCTTATGAGAGTTATCAGACGTATCGAGATGATTATAGATTCAAAGATGCATGGGAAGGTTTTGAACCTGACTATACTTATACAAAATTCTCGCCTAAAGATAAAAAGCGACATATAAGAGCAATAGAAAAAGACCTCATGGAATCCGGTTTTGACTGGACGCAGCAGGATGCGATTCTTAGGAATGAAAGACAAAGATGGGAAGGTCTCTCTTTATTTAAAGCATCCGGCGCGTTTATTGATGAGAATAACCAATTAAATCTATCCAAAGTCAACACTAAAGAAAAAAAGAAGATGTATGAGCGTGCCGGTTCAATATTGGACAATCTGGCAGCGAAGTACGGAGGCCGTGGCACCGAATACGAAAATCTCCCTTGGTCCGATTTGGAAAAAGAAGATCCTTCGTGGTCAAATTTAGGAGAAGCTCTTGTAGGAACCGGAAAAGATGTTGGAAGTGATCTTTATAATCTCACACGACATTTGTCGTCTTATCCGTTATACGGCATCCCCGGCATAAACGCGGATGTTAAAGGATTTTTGGATAAGTACATGCCTTGGATTGAGGGACCTGAAAAATCGCGTTACATAGGAAGTGGGTTTCGCTACAACGAGCCTTCCGTCGATGAAGACTCATGGCTTCCTAATTTTTTAAACCAAGAAGGGGGCGGATTTTTAGGAAAGAGCAGCGTTCCAGAAGTTAATCCGTGGAAGGGGTTCGCGAACCGGTTCCGCGGGGCAGGAGACGCCCTAGCCCTAGGAACAATGCTTTACTTAACAAGAGGAAAAGGAATTGCTCCGTTGGTGAATAAGCTTCCCAACGCCATGAAAAGTAAAATCGGACAGGTATTGCCGTTTCTTTCAGGACAAGGGTCTTTTTGGCCTAAGTATGGAGGTCCGGCGACAAAATTTGCGGGTAATAAGTTGAAATATATAGGACAGCATCTTAAAAATAGAAAATGGAATCCGTTTACAACACAAGGAAGCACTTACAGAAATGTAGTGTTCGGTCTTCCTAGTTTAGGCGCAGCAACCGCCGCGAGAGACGTGATGGGCCAGGACGTGTCCATAGCTGATACTTTTGATCGTGATGTAGGACTCTTCGATAACTACATGACAAATAAATTACAGAATTTTAAACCCAGACCCACACCAAGACATCCAAGGGAAATGATGGAGTCGGCCAACACGAGAGGCTTGGGCAACGTACGCGGTGAGGATGAACTAGAGGTTACATTAGATGTCCCTTACGGCTCATTTTAAAATGATCGGACCTTGGAATGAGTTTAGGGGCTAGAGATGCCTATCTGGAAATTAATGGCACAAAAGGCCGCTGGGTACGTCTCCAAGTATGGATGGAATAAAAGGCAAGTAGCCGATAAGTTGGTAACTCTTAAACAATTCTCAGATCGTCCTGAATCCATTTTCAAATTTAATAAAAAAACCAATCAATACCAATTTTCAACCTCTTTTGATCGCGCTTGGAACTCTGACATTGTAAAAGGAAAAAAATTAACAGGACCTGAGGCCATAGCTCAAGCGAAAAAAGGAAGATGGGAGAAAAAAACTCCCGCGGAACTGCGTGCCATTGACGCAAAAATATCCAAGAAATATATAGATGACATAGAATCGGGAAAAAGAACGACTCCTTGGATGGAGCAGACCAAGACAACACCGGCATCAAGAAATAAAATGGATACCGCTATGGATTTATATATCAAGAACACGTTGGACGCTCCTGAATACCAGCAAAAAGGAGTCCTCTCTGTTTTAAGAAACATTCTTCAAAGGCGAATGTGGGAAAATAAGATTAAAAATGCCAAGCGTGATGAAATAGCCAAGCTGACGCGTCTTCCGACAATGCAGCGTTATCTCAGGCAGATCGAGGAAGGGGGTTATTTTCCTCAGTTGAAAAAAACCGGTGACGTAATTGAAGATATGAGATTACAAACAAGTCCTGAACATGAAATTTTAGACAGGATTGCCGCAAAGACGGGAAGGAAACCTGATTATAAGAAAAAAGGAACTTTTAGCCATGAAGCGGCCCTCCGTGCCAATTTAGAAAATTTAAAATTAAAAAACAAGTTCACTGACGAGATCGCCGAGGATTTTAAGCGGACATCCATGGAGATGTTAGGACTGCCGCAACTCATGAAACTCAGACCCATGCAGGGCCTTATAAACATGGGGGAAGACGCCTTGGATAATATGTCTGCAGCAATGATTAGAAGCGGAGAGGCGACTCCTAAAGGACTGGATGAATTTTCCAAGCTGTATGACATGGCTGGAATAACATCCTTAATGCCGGGGCTGAAAGGAAAAGCCATTAGGTTGGGGAAGGAACTTCCTTTTGAGCAAAGCAGAAGTAAACAAATAGATTTCATGAACAAGGCAGTGGATTATGATCTTAAGCCTTTTTGGCTTGATCTAACAGATCACATGCGTTCTTATTCAGGGGCTAACCGTATGCCAAGCTTCACGCAAGGTGTAACCCCTAAAATGACCACAAAAAGAAAAAAATTATTAGAAGAAGTTTTACGTGGCAATTTAACATTAGACGATTTAGGTTTTCCTAAATTTAAAAAAGGCGGCGTGGTCAACGGCTATGCGGCCGGCGGCCTGGTGAGCATCGGATCGAAGATACTAGCCAAGCTCGCCAAGAAGCTTTCGGAAAAGGAACTCAAGATGCTCATGGGCTCGCTCTGGAAAGGCGTTGACCCCAAGCAGTCGCCGGCATACAGAAGACAAATGAATTTATTAAAAAAATTAGGGGGCGATAGATACAGGTGGCGTAATGTGAAGTCCGAGATCGAGGGTCCGGAAATAAAGAAATCACACATGGCGGACCTCACACCGGGTGAAAGAGTGGAGCTGCAGACCAAGCACGCCGACAAGCTGTGGGAATACCAAATGAAGAAGAAACTGGGAAGAGCCATGGATGAGGACTTGGAATACCCTTTCCTGAATCCGGAGAATGAGGCTTTCATCGTCACGGAACCGAGGACCGGATTGGGAAGATATCAGATTCGTCGCCATTTAAGCGATGCGGAAAAAGAAATGATGGAGACGGCGAAACAAGATTATCCTCAAGTTCTGGAGCCCCGTCACTTCAAGGATTTTAGAAAAAAGATGAAAGAAAAAAGACAAGACGTTGGACCTGTCGACAAATATGCTGTATATGATTGGTGGGATGAGATAATGAACAGGATGCGCAAGAAGCCGAAGTTCAAGTACGTCAAGGACGCGAAGGGAAACATAATTTTAAAGGAAGTAAAATGAAATACGATTATTTCAGGGACGTAGTCCCGCCGTTGGAGCCTGTGGATAACTTTCAGGCAGGAGGGCTTTTCAAGCAACTCGTCATCAAGGGTGGACCGAAGGTCATAGAGAAGCTCCGTGAGTTCGCACCGGCCATCGCCGGCAAGGTGGGAATACCAAAGCTAAAGAAGCCGTGGGCCGTGTTCGACAAGAAGGGAAACCCCGTAAAGGATTTCAGGCTCAAGAAGGAAGCTGATTCATGGCTTAAAGGTGAAAAGGACGTGGAAGGGTCAGCTGAATATTATGAAGAAATAATTGATTACACGGTAGGAAAGATCAAGCCAAAACCGGTCAAGCCCGGAAAACCCGTGACGGGAAAACCGGAGGACGTCCCAGCGATGTTCTACCGCTCACGCGAGGAGATCATCAAGGGTCCCCCAATCATGAGCGGACAGCAGTGGACGGAGTTTCTTGGAAAACGTGGCATTCGGGAATCGGAAATGATGGACACGTCCATCGGACCGTGGCTGAAGGCCAACAGCGGCAATCAGATATCAAAGGTCGATCTCGTGCGGAAGTTTGATTCGACCGCACCCACGTTCAAGGTGGACATCCTAGGAAAGGAACACGACATTTCACCGCGATTGAAGGAGATAGTCCAGCGGATGGATCCGCAGGCGTACTCGCCTGAGGCGGGAGGAATCATACGGTTCCTTCAGCAAGGATCAAAGAATATAGGCGATCACAAGGAGATGCCGAAGTTCCTCGCTAGCACGGATGATCTTTTCGATAAGATGTACGGAATCAAGAACGTGACGTCGGAGGGAATTCCCGCGACTAACGTAAGCGTCCCTTATGAGATAAAACAGCTGATGACGGACATGCTGGGGGCGACTAGAAGGCGCGGAGTCGGAATGGAGAGATCCGCGTTCGTTGACACGCCCAGGTGGGAAACGTCACAGGTTCTTCCTGGAGGGTCAAATTCAAGGGAGATGCTTTTCAGGTGGAAACCGAAGGGTCCGCGTACGGCGGAGCCGACATACAAATACGCTCATGAGTTTGGAGCGGCGAAACGCGATAACGCGTTCATGCAGGTACGCCTCTCCGATCGGATCGATGAGTACGGAAACAAGTTCATCTTCGTGGAGGAGATTCAGTCCGACATGCACCAGCCGATTTCGGCGGCTTTAAGAAAGATGAGAAAGCTTGAGGCGCAAGGTGACACGAGTTCAGCTGCTTACAAGGAAGCGCTTAAGAAATCGCGCTACGCGCCAAGAAAGGACGTGGAGGTCGCGACGGCTAATTTGGAGCAGATGGCGAACATACAAAGACAGATAGAAAGGCTCCTGGCGACGAATCCAAAGTCGGATAAGTTGCAGAAGCTCTACGCGGCGAAAGAGGAGATAAGGGGAATTGAAAAGGCGAAGGGCGCGGTTGGCGACCACAGCGGCGTTCCTGAAGGTCCTTTCAAGAATTCACAGGATTACATGGAATTCGCAATTAAGTATTTGCTTCGTATGGCAAAAGATGGTAAATACGACGGTGTGGCTTTTTCAACTCCGGCGATCAAGAACAGGGGATTGCTGCCGGGGGACAAAAGCTACAGGGGGAATCTAGAGGCTTATGGGCCAATTCTTAACAACGCAATCAAGAAGGTGCGTGCGAAAACAGGCGCCGACTACTTTGAAACGGCAATCCAGTCAACGCACAAGAACAGCACTGAGAAGGTCTTCTACAACGTGCCGACGCTGATGATCAAGGGAAACCCCAAAGCGGCGGAGAAGATCTCAAAAGGTCTTCCGGCGTACAAGGACGGCGGACTGACAAAGACGGTTCCGCCTAAAAGCGGACCGGAGCCGTACGGCATTTTGAATGACGTGGTTCCACCACTAGAGGTTACATAATGGCAAAAAGAAAAAATCCAAAAAATAACATAGACAAGGCGATGGAGGCATTGCAGGGCGCACTCGACATGGATGGAGTGGGTCAGGAGATACAGCTGCCGGAACAGGTGGTTGATTTCGAATCGGACGTTGAATTGACGGAGACACCTGACGGTGGAGCCGAGGTCAATTTCGATCCGAACGCCCCCGTTGATAAGTCACAAATTCCTTTCGACGGAAACCTCGCGGATTACGTCGATGAGTCAAAGTTAGGCAAATTCTCAAGTGATTTGCTTGCAGCATTCGAAGCGGACAGGGAGTCAAGGAAGGACTGGGAAGACACCTACGTCAAAGGACTTGACATGCTCGGTTTCAAATATGAAAACCGAACCCAGCCCTTCGAAGGTGCGTCAGGGGTCGTACATCCTTTATTGGCTGAATCTGTAACGCAGTTTCAAGCCCAAGCATATAAGGAACTTCTCCCCCCAAGCGGCCCCGTACGTACCCAAGTCATCGGATTGCAGACTCCTGAAATAATGGAGCAGGCGAAACGAGTGCAGGAATTTATGAATTATCAAATCACGACGGTGATGAAGGAATTTGATCCAGAGATGGATCAGCTTCTTTTCTATCTGCCGTTGGCCGGCTCAGCGTTCAAGAAGGTCTATTATGACCCAATCTTGGCACGCGCCGTATCCAAGTTCGTAACGGGCGAGGATCTTATTATTAATTATATGGCAACGGACCTGGAATCTGCAGAACGTGTTACACACATAATAAAGATGAACAACAACGAGCTGCGTAAAATGCAGGTGAGCCAATTTTATCGCGACGTCGAGGTTCCGACAGGAACCGTCGATCCGTCGGAGGTCACCGAAAAGGTGAATACATTGGAGGGCGTGCAGAAGGAATACGCCTCCGATGATGACGAACATGAAATCCTGGAGATGCATGTCAACGCTGACGTGCCGGGATTCGAGAATGAAAACGGCATCAAGATGCCGTACATCATCACCATTGACAAGTTTTCACAAATCGTCCTGTCCATAAGAAGAAACTGGAAGGAAGATGACAAGGACGTTCACAAGACTTCTTATTTTGTACACTACAAGTTCCTCCCAGGACTGGGCTTTTACGGCTTCGGTCTCATACACATGCTGGGTGGGTTATCGCGAACAGCAACAAGTGTTTTGCGGCAGTTAATTGATGCTGGCACACTCGCGAACCTTCCAGCAGGCTTCAAGGCGCGTGGAATGCGAATACGCGACCATGACGAGCCATTGCAGCCGGGGGAATTCAGGGACGTGGACGTGACGGGAACTTCCATCAAGGAATCACTCCTTCCACTTCCTTACAAGGAGCCTTCACAGGTTCTATTCGCTTTACTGGGATTCGCGGTTGACGCGGGAAAATCATTCGCGGCGATCGCCGACATGAAGCTTGGTGAAGGTAATGAACAGAATCCGGTTGGAACCACACTCGCTTTATTGGAGCGTGGAACTAAAGTCATGAGCGCGATTCACAAGCGCTGCCATTACGCGCAGAGGGGCGAGTTCGCTCTTCTCGCAAAGGTCTTCCAGCTGTATCTTCCACCGGAATATCCTTATCAGGTTGTAGGTGGGGATAGAAAGATCAAGCAGTCGGACTTTGATGACCGTGTGGACATCCTGCCGATTTCCGATCCGAACATCTTTTCAATGGCGCAGCGAATCACGCTGGCGCAGCAGCAATTACAACTGGCGACAATGGCGCCGCAGCTTCACAATATACGCGAGGCGTATCGAAGAATGTATCAGGCGATGGGGGTTGACAATGTTGACGCCATACTTAAACCTGATCCGGAGCAACCGGAACCAACGGGGCCGGCTACTGAGAATTCAATGGCGATGAAGGGAAAAGCCCCTAAGGCGTTTCCATTCCAGGACCATTCAGCGCACATACAAGGACATTCGGAATTCATGTTCACGCGCATGGTGCAGATCAATCCGCAGCTTTACTCAATACTGCAGTCGCACATATCAGAGCACATTGCCCTGATGGCGGGACAGCAGATTCAGGAACAATATAAACAACAGTTTCAACAGCTGCAGCAGGCGATGCAACAGGCGCAGCAG